CCTGCTATCCATCAGGGACATGGAGAAGAGGATCTCCCTGGCCAGGTCACTGGCTGCCAGGGGAGCGAGCGTTCCTGTCGGCATCGCTGCCTGCAAGAAACTTAATCAGCATCTTTCATCCGGGAGGATCAATGCCAAGGAAACGCCGGCGGTGCGGATCTCGGTGACAAGAGCTGGGCATGCTGCGCTCCCAAAATATGATGTCTTTGCTGGAACCGGCAGGGTTCCCAAGTGGGAGATGGTGAAAGAATCTGCGAAGACGGTTTGCGATGGCTGTGCGATGAGAAGCATGGCCAGCAGTGTGATCTGCCAGGAGTGCCCGCTGGTGGAGTTCTTAATTGATCTATTGAAAAGAGCTGAAAAAGGAGAGATGAAATGAGACCGGTATTTTATACAGAGATATGTAAACCGACCTACGAGTTATTGCGGTGGCTGAATGCTAATGCCTGCAAGGACGAGACTCGACCACAAATCCAGAGCATACGAATTCACGAGGGCGGAAAGATACTCGAGGCTACCAACGGGATGACTTTGGTAAGGGTCAAGCTGAACGAGGAGCTTAAAGAGAAACTACCCGCCGGATGCTGGAGAATTCTTTTGCTCAACAGCCACTCGGTCGTCATGGAGGGAAAGGAAAATTATGGATACCCGGACACCGCAGCGGTCATCAAAGCATGGAAATGGCGTGATGCCGACGATTCTGACATGAGTTGTGTATCAGTGAACGCGAAGCTGCTGGGAATGGTGACTGCGGGTTTCGGGCAAATTCACATATTTATCACCAGCTCAGGTTACCCGGTTATCGTCGAAATGACGACTTTTAAATCAAATATGCCCGAAGGAATTTATATTGGTGTGTTGATGCCGATGCATGTTGGCGGAGACAAGAGCGCTGCGTGGAGTCAGATGCGCAAGGATGTAATAACCTGCTTCAATTTGGATAAAGCAGAGAAATTGGAGGAGGTGACCCAATGAATAAAACAAAAATTGATTGGGCTGATTATGCCTGGAACCCGGTTACTGGATGCTCAAAAGTAAGTGAGGGATGCAGAAATTGCTATGCTGAGAGACTTGCAAAGCGGTTTTGGGGTGAGCGGAAGTTCACGGATGTGAAATGTCATGAGGACAGGTTGAATCAACCAGAAAATATTAAAAAACGATCAACCATATTTGTGAACTCGATGAGTGATCTTTTTCATGAAAAGGTTCCGAATTGGTTTATTGACAAAATAATGTTTACTATGACGCGCTTACCTCACAATTTTATTGTCCTGACAAAGCGACCTTCGCGGATGAAACATTATTTTGAATTTGAGCATTCACCGAGGTTAGATTGGGCAAATTTTGACAATTTGTTCTTCGGTGTTTCAGTTGAAGACCAGAAGACTGCCGATGAGCGCATTCCAATACTTTTATCAACAAAGGTCAATAACAGAATTGTCAGTATCGAGCCAATGATTGGTGAAGTAAATATCGTTAAATACTTAGGCTTGAGAGGTGAACGTTTGGATTGGGTTATCGTTGGTGGCGAGTCGGGTCCAGGTGCGAGACCGATGAAGGCTGAATGGGCAAACGAAATTCAAAAATATTGTGCGTTTGTCAACGTACCATTCTTCTTCAAGCAGTGGGGTGAATTTGATGCGAACGGTGTCCGGGTTGGGAAGACCGCTGCGGGACATCTGCTCAATGGGGTGGAATATCACGAGTATCCGAAAGGGTTTTTTATGGGGGTGAGAGAAGCATGAGCGAAGAGACTGCAGCTGAAATCTGTGAAGCATGGATGGCAACGCGGTTCGAGTATTGGTGCGAGTTCCAAAGACGGGAGTTTGGCCGTGTAAGCCGAGAAAAATACTGGTGGCAGTCGAGGTTCCTGGATGATCTACCCAGGCAATGGTCACCAGCCAGGCAGGAAGCAGAGGAAATCATCTGGAGAGAATACATTGCTCCCAAGCTTGATGTCAAACTTCCACCGCAACAACTGCGTTTGCGTGAATTTCTACCAAAGGATGCAGCATGAGCGAACTTGAAGACGCGATGTTATGGCGAATGGTCGTAGATGGGCTTCCATCACCTGTGAAGGAGTATCGCTTTCATCCTACTCGCAAATGGCTGTTTGACTTTGCCTATCCTGATCAGAAGATCGCCATCGAGGTTGAGGGTGGAACGTGGGTACAGGGAAGACATTCCCGCGGATCAGGATTTCAAGCGGACTGTGAGAAGTACAACACTGCAACTTTATTAGGCTGGAAAGTACTGCGCTTCACCAGGGCAATGGTGGAGGGTAATGCAACAGAGACTATCAAACAATTATTAGAAAATAGGAGATATGACGATGAACCAGGAAATTGACAAGTTGATCAAGCAGATCGCCAGGCTCAGGACGGAAGTTGAGATACTGAAAGAGGCGAGAAAAGAGGCGCAAACGGAATACGAGCAGACGCCGGAATTCAAGAAGTACGAGCATCTGAGTAATGCGCTGGGATCAAAAGATGTTGAGCTGGCAGCGCTCGAGCTCGATGTAAAACAGAAAGCCGTGAAGATCTACTGCGATGTGACGAACACGGAAGTTGGGATCCATCCAGCGATCGGGATCCGACAAGTGCGCAAACTGGAATACGACTCAGGGGATGCGCTGGTATTCTGTCGGACGAACCTGATGGCTGCGATAAAGCTGGACACGAAGCTTTTCGAGAAACACGCCAAAGCGGTGGAAGAAACCGCACCGCTGCCATTCGTAACCTATTCGCTCGAGGTCCAGGCGACACTGGCGACCGATCTGAGCAATTACCTGGGGGACTGAGATGGCTGAGCAGATGCAAACGATGGTGATCAATTCGTGGCTGGAGATGCCGCGGGATGTTGAGGTTCGCTGTTACAAGGGCGATGGACTGGAAGTGGCAAAGCAAAAGTTCAGGGAGAAGTACGGTCGGGAGAGCATGGTGGCTTTCCAGCTGCGGGATCAATGGCTGCTGGTGGTCGATCCGGATGCGCGATTGGAACAGGAGAAAGTATGAGAGCAAACATTATCAATATCGATGGCAACGATGCCAATTGTGGCCAGTTTTCGATGGTCGATGGAGTGCTATATAATGGCACTTTCAAAATCGGGTTTGACGAGCAGCAACTGCTGGATCTGTCTGCTTTATTGAGTTGGTGGAGGTACTGCAAGTTTGAGCCAGAGGTGACCGATGATGGGGAAGATGGAACAACCGGGGAGGTATGGTTCAAGTATCCAGAATGGCCTATAAAAGATAGTGGCACTTCTGCACCATCCACAGACGCACATAGTACGGCCGGTGTACCCAAAATTATACGGTCAGCAACAAAAGGATGTGACGAATGAGCAGACCGGAGCCTGAAAGGACAAAACCATGAGTTACTTTCATACCAGACCAGACCCGACAACCCGACCACCGAATATTCGACCAATTCAATTACAACCACCAATAGTCCAAAAGGGTGACCACACTCATGGTTTATCGTTTGAACCTACAACAGAAAGAGAGTCTTTTGTAGTTTGTCGTTATTGTGATGCGAAAAATAAGAGTGATGACCTGGAGTGTCACAAGTGTGGCGCTCCATTGCCAGTTGACAGTAAAAGAGGAGAGAGATGAAAACAATCCGTGTTTGCGAATTAGATGATGCCACGTTTTTTGATTTTTATGCCGAATTTAAAAAAGATGCCTTGCGAAGATTCAACTTACTGCATAGTGAGAAACAAAGAAAAAAGAACGCACAGCCTGTTCCCCCACGGCCAGGATATTTATATAGTCATCTAAATCCTCAAAAGCTCGAGATCAAGACATATCAATGTCCGAATTGTGGGTTTGCAGCTGAGCTTGGTAATTGGATCGAAGTAAAGCGAGAACCTGATTTGAAGTTTGTGAGCGGACCCGAAGCGCCGGCGCCGGCAGGGATGGTGGATAATGAGTGAAGACTTTGGATATGCAGTAATGATGGTATTTGGGCTTATTGTCATTACCTCTGTGATTATCGTGTCTTTTATAAGTTGGATTAATAACAAGAGAAAGAGGTGAAGTATGCCATTCAAAATACCTGACAGTATTTGGCTTCAATATTACGGCGAAGATTGGCTTGAAGATGACGAGGGCAATCTTGAAAAGCCTGATTATGACAAAGAGCCAGAAATCGGCGATGTGACCTGGCAAGATGAACGGATTTTCAATAGCGATATTGAGTTTATCAGGAAGGACATTGCCAACCAGCGGATCGCAGAGCTGAAATCACAGAATGCGATATTGCGAGGAATGGCTATTTTTAAAGACCGCAAAATTGATTTCCTGAGGGATGTGACGAATGAGTAGAAGATTTAAGCAAGAGGGCGAACGTGTTGGTGCATTATTGAGTTACCACGACGGAAAAGCAGAGTTGCTTGGGTATGGTGTATATACGGGATGGAGTGATGGAAGTCCTGAAGATGGTGGTATCTATAAAATTGGTCCCAAGATAGTCTTAGATAATGGCGATGTGGTCTATGGTTGCGAGTGCTGGTGGGATGACGAAAAGACAGTAAAAGAAATGGTAGCTAAAGCAACGGAGGTTATCAACGTAAGCATTGTAGACCAACGAAAGATTTGGGAGCAAAAGGAAGAGGCTACAAATGGAAACTGATTGCGCGATCATTGAGGGAGAGGAGCTGGTGTGCAGTAAGTGCAAATTCGAGCTGGGAATGGTGTTCAACCAGCGGTTGATCATGGTTGGAAATTTGCTGTTATCTGAGGCGCATGGGGTATGCGCCAGATGTGGCACTGCATTCCACTATACAGCAACAGAGAGACAGCTCAAGAAATTATTGGCGCTTGTTCTGAGCTCGAGAAGTAAAGCCCTGGCGGACATGAACAATGGTCCTCACAATGCCCACAGCGAATCCAGGAGTCAGTTACAGAGATTTTGAGGGCGAAAAGGTCATATTGTGCCTAAAGCTCGTAAAAGCGTTATTTATGGACTCTGATGAGGTTGTAGAATTGGTATTGAATACGCTTGTATAATTGAATCAAATATGCTATAAGTATTACATCAATTGATCGCAAGTTGATCATACATAGGGAATTCTGGGGTTTACCGCCTAGACAAAGCAACCGCGAGGGAGCTCATGTCTGGGCTTTTTTGTTTTAACTTGATATTTGAGAGGAGCTGAAAATGGTAATAGATCTGACTGGTGCATTGGTAGCGGGGATCCCATTGATCCTGGTGGTCATTGGATTGGTTCAATTTGTAAAAACAAAGCTGGGCTGGGAAGGGAAGGGTGTCGAGATATTCGCCATCTGCCTGGGTTTTGCGTTTGGATTTGCTTACTTTGTTTATGCAGCTGCGGACCCGATTGTCTGGAATTTCAAGTTCATTTTCCCGGCAGTGATCTATGGATTGGCAGTGGGCCTGGTTGCGACTGGAATATACAAAGCTTTTCATCAGACCGATCCTGCGGAGTAACGCATGGATACGGGCGCAACCCTGATCCAGGCTATCCCATTCAGCGCATGGGAACAGGCCGTTTTTGTAGCGCTGTTCATTGTGCTGGTTATTGGATTGCTGGCTTGGTTTGGTAAACAGTCGGACAAGTGGCAAAAGTTCATAGACTTAATTGATGAGAAGTGGCGAAAGTTCAACAAGGAGCAGCGAGAGGAAAATAACTGCGCCATGGCAGAGCTAAGAGCCAGTCTGATAGATCTCACTACGGTAACGCAGGGGTTGGTCCATCAAGTGAAAGAGATGAGAGAAGACGACAAGAGCTTTTATTCAGACTTTCACGTCCATGGCAATCAGACTAAAGAAATATTAAATCGAGTAAAGAACAGCACCAAACCTGCGGCTTATCCCAGGGTAAAGAAGAATATAAACGGCGATTGACAGAGGACGTAAAAGCATGCCTATGAAAAATGCTCGTCCATGTGCTGAACCAGGATGCCCCCGTCTTGTGTATACCCCGGGGGTATCGCGCTGTCCAGAGCACCAGGAGAAGTATCTCAGGATGCTTGATCAGCGCAGGCCAACAGCGAGTGCGCGTGGGTATGACAGCGAGTGGGCCAGGGTGCGCGATTCGTTTTTGAGGCGCCATCCTCTGTGTGCTGTATGTGGTGAGCGAGCAACCATTGCACATCATGTGATTCGAAAGAGGGCAGGCGGTCCAGATGAGAGCGCAAATTTAATACCCCTCTGTGCGTCGTGCCATGGAAAACATCATGCGCAGACAGGTGAAAGCTTCAACCGGAAAGAGAATAATGCATACCGTACACGCTAATCATCGTTATGGATATCTTCTGAGGGATAGGGGCATTCTAATCTCTACTAGCCGCTCGCTTCCTGACCGAAGCGGAAACGATAGGTATGCAACGGGGAAATTAGGGGGGGTGGTGGTATTAGAGTATGGCGTCTATAAGAACTAATGATCCAGGTGATCAAATGATCGAAACGACTTGTCATTGTTGTGGCAAGAAGCATTTCGTCAAAAACGAATCTGATTTGACGATCAGAAAATCCGGAGGAATGTATTGCAGCCGGGAGTGTCAACACGAATCAATGAGGATCCCTGAGTATTACAAGTTTTGCACATATTGCGGGAAGCGATTTTATTCAAGAGGTGGGAAACAAATTTACTGCAGTAAAGAATGTGTTGTCAAAGATAGAAAAATCAGGACAGGTAAGATCGTGTCATGCAATTTCTGTGGCAAAGAGTTTTTGTCAATCCCGTCGAACGCCGATAGAGGAAGAAACAAGTATTGCTCCACGAAGTGTAGAAGCGAAAGCCAGAAGCGCGGAGAGTTTGGCAAGTGTGCTACTTGTAATAAAAAGATATGGTTGTCTCCATATAAGATTGAGAAATTCAAATCCCATTTCTGCTCAAGAAAGTGTAAACATGAGGGGCAAAAAACAGGAATTATGAGGAAATGTGCTGAATGTGGTATGAAGTTTTATGTAGAACAGTGCTGGTCAAAAAAGAGAACATTCTGCAGTGTAGAGTGCTTCCATAAATCGTGGAAATACTCAACGACCATTGAAAGAGCAGTTGCAGAAGCGCTGGATGAGCTCAATATTATTTATGAGAGAGAATGGAAGCCGGAAAACTATAACAGGATCTTCGATTTTCAGATTTCAGGGTTGGTAACAATAGAGGTCAATGGTGATCATTGGCATAACCTGGAAGGATCTGCAAAGAGGGATAAAGAAAAAGAAGACTGGGCATTCCAAAACAGAATGATACCCATAACCATTTGGGAGAAAGATATTTTAGAGAGGGGCGCAATGGAAATGATCGTTGAGCGTGTTGTTCCCCTATTAGCAGGAGCTGTACTGTGAGAGGACGCAAGCCATTGCCAACGGTTATTCATAATTTGAGAGGGACAACCCCTGATAGGTTTGTTCCTAATGAGGCGCGGTTTGATGTGCCGATCAGGATGCCATCGCCCCCGGATGGCATGAGTGAGGATGGTGCGAAGCTGTGGCGGTCAGTGGGAAAGCTGCTGCTCAACGCGGGACTGTACACGTCGGGTGATTTTATCGCGCTGGAACTGATGTGCATGGCGTATGGCCGGATGAAAGAGGCTGAGCGCTTGATGGCGGATGAGGGAATGGTGCTGAAAAGCAACCTGGGTGGGTTGTACCAGTCGCCATACCTGGCCATTGTGAACCGATCGTGGGAGCAGGTGCGATCGATGCTGGCTGAATTCGGCATGACGCCGGCAGAACGGACGCGTGTAATGAGTGCGGTCGACAATAACAGAGAGGTCGATCTGGCTGACCAGCTGTTCGCAGAGGTGAGGCAGCGTGGCTGATCTGTTCTGGTTTGATGAGGTTGCTGCGGATGCTGCAGTGCGGTTCTTCGAGACGCGGCTGCATCACACAAAGGGCGAATGGGCTGGCCGCACATTCGATCTGAGCGAATGGCAGAAGGATGACATCATCCGACCGCTATTCGGGTGGAAAAGGGCAGATGGTACTCGGAGATACCGGAAAGTTTACATCGAGATCCCGCGAAAGAACGGTAAATCGTCACTGTGCGCAGGCCTGGCATCACTGCTTTTGATGGCAGATAAAGAGCCAGGCGCGGAGATCTACTCAGCAGCTGCTGACAAGGACCAGGCGCGGATCGTTTTTGAGCAGGCAAAACAGATGTTACAGGCATCGCCTGACCTGGCAAGCAGGGTCGATATATTCAAAAATTCGATCGTGATGAAGAACGGGAACTCGGTTTACCGGGTGTTATCAGCGGATGCACCGACAAAGCACGGTTTGAATGCGCATGGAGTGATCTTTGACGAGCTGCACGCGCAGCCAAACCGCGATCTGTGGGATGTGCTGACCACATCGACCGCATCCAGGAGACAACCGCTGGTGATCGCGATCACCACGGCAGGATATGACCGGGAATCGATCTGCTGGGAGCAGCATGAGTATGCGCGGCAGGTGAAAGCAGGGATCATCCAGGATGATTCGTTCCTGCCGGTGATGTATTACGCAGAAGAAAGTGATGACTGGTTGGATCCGGCTGTATGGAGAAAAGCCAACCCAGGCATGGGCGTATCGGTGAAAGAAGAGTACCTGCATGAGCAGGCAAAGATCGCTTTGAACTCGCCGGCATACCAAAACACTTTCAGGCGGTTGCATTTGAACCAGTGGGTGCAGCAGGAAACGCGCTGGCTGGACATGAAAGCATGGGATGCGTGTGCAGAACCATTCGACCACAAGTTATTGGAAAAGTCGCTGTGTTATGGCGGGCTGGACCTATCAACCACTTCGGATATTGCTTCGTTCTTGATGTGCTTCCCGAGTGAACCAGGCGAGAGTGAGCAGTATGTATGGCTGCCAAAATTCTGGATCCCTGAAGATAACATGATCGAACGGGCACGGAAAGACCGGGTGCCATACGATGCCTGGGTGAGAGACGGCTTAATGACAGCGACACCTGGCAATACGATCGATTATGGGTACATCATGCGGGATATTGAAGCACTGGGGGAGAAGTATCACATCGCGGAGATCGCATTCGACAAGTGGGGAGCCTACCAGATGAGCCAGATGCTGGAAGGGTTGGGCTTTACGATGGTCGGCTTCGGCCAAGGCTTCTTCAGCATGTCGCCACCAACGAAGGAACTGATGCGGCTGGTATTGGACGGGAAGCTGAGGCATGGCGGTCACCCGGTGTTACGGTGGATGGCTGACAACATGGTGGTGACAACCGACCCAGCCGGGAACGTCAAACCGAACAAGCAGAAATCGCGGGAGAAGATCGACGGGATCGTGGCAGGGATCATGAGCCTGGACAGGGCTGTTCGGCATGAGACCAAGCCAATGTCGGTTTACGAAAAACGTGGGCTGGAGGTAGCGTGATCACGAAAAGAAAAGTGATCCTAAACACGAAAAAGGAGCGGGCTTTCCGAGGTATTTTGTGGAAATGCGCGCTGCGGTATGTGGTTATGCGGCAGGTGGAGATGTTGAAACCTGGCGGGGAGGCGGTGCACATGGATGGTGAATTGGTGGTCTTCCGGGAAGATGTGGACTTCATACAGGTGCTGAAATGACGGTGATATCGAGCGAAACAAACCTGGTGGACATGCCGGCTGGATGGTGGCCGCTATCGACTGGCGTATCGTTGAGTCTGTATAACAACTACACCTACGATTACGCAACGATCTACAAGACACAGCCCAACGTGCGGGTGTGCGTGGACTTTTTGGCACGCAACCTGGCCCAGTTGGGACTGCATGTGTATCGCCGGAAAGCAGATAATGACCGAGAGCGTTTGAGAGATCATGCGCTGGCCAGGATACTCAAACAGCCGCTGCCGGCGCAATACAAAGTGACCGGTTACCGCCTGATCGATACGCTGATGGGTGACCTGGGAGTGTATTTCAACGCCTACTGGCTGAAGCTTAAAAGCGGCGGCAAGTTGTATGGACTGTTGAGGATCCCACCGGAGCTGGTTACGGTAATTGGAACAATGAACCCGGCAGGGTACAAGATCTATCTCGGAACAGATGATAAAGAATTTGAGCCGGAAGAGATCGTGCACTTCAGGGGATACAACGCCACCAATGCAGTGCTTGGACTTTCGCCACTGGAAACACTGCGGCGGATACTGGCTGAGGAGCATGCTTCGGGTGACTACCGGGAACATTTCTGGCAGAACGCAGCCCGGATGAACGGGGTGATCGAGAGACCGGAGAAAGCAGCTGATTGGTCAGATACGGCCAGGGCACGTTTCAAGAGCGAGTTCGAGGCTTTGTATTCCGGGTCTGCAAATTCAGGAAAGACGGCGATCCTGGAAGAGGGCATGACGTGGAAACAGATCTCTTTCAACCCGCAGGAAGCAGAGTATTTATCCGGACGCAAATTGACCAGGGAAGAATGCGCGCGGGCCTATCACATCCCGCTGCCCCTGGTTGGGATACTTGATCATGCCAGCTTCTGTTTACCAGCTCGCGCTCCTATTTATACAGAAAATGGACCAAAACCGATTGTAGATGTGACCGTTGGAGAGAAAGTTTGGTCACATGACGGCTATGGTTTTGTTCTAAAACCGGTTATCAGCACAAAGCTATCCGGGGTTGATCCAATTTTGAAAATAAAAACTCAAAATAGGACCATCGAGGCGAATGCAAAACACCCAATCCTGGTTCGAAAATTAGTGAAAGTCGCCGGAAAAGCAGATCCTAATGCTCCTGCTAAAGTCAGAGCTGGCCAATCCAGATGGCATTATGAAGTAAAGCATGTGTTTGTTCCGGCTGGTGAACTGAATCCCGGAGACATCATTGTTGCCATAAGCAGGTTACCAGATGGCGGCATAAGGAAATTCACAATACCAAAAGTTGAATTTTTTGGGCTTTTCCTGGGTGACGGATGGTTCGACAGAAAGAGGGGAAATGTTTCAATAGCCCGTGGAGAAAATGCTGATTACATGGATTATTACAGAGATGTAATGATAAAAGAGTTCGTCAATTTTGGGAATAACGGTAACGGAAGATCAAGAGAAATTGAAACTCAACCGGTGAATATACGTGAAGATGGAGAGCGTGCAACCAGGTTCACTTCAATAGTAGCCGTAGAAGAACTCGAGAAATTAGGTTTTAGTGGAGATGCACATACAAAACGCATTCCTGGATGGGTGTTCAAAGCAACTCGTGAAGAAAGGCTGGCTTTACTTCGTGGTTTATTTGAAGCAGATGGCAGCGTCGATAAACGTGGAAAAATTTCATACACATCATGTAATCGAGATTTGACCGAAGACGTACGACATTTATGCTTCAGTTTGGGAATACCGGTAAACAATATTTACCATGGACATGGCATTTCAAAACTGCCCAATGGAACCAGGAAAGCTTTTGATGCATACACAATTACACTGTCAGACCCGGAGAAAAACAGAGAGATTGGAAGTCATTCTCCTCGGGACCTGAAGAGATTGGAAAACGGCAAAGGGTGGAGCAGGAAAGGAAAATTGTATCCATATGCACATGGCGTCATTTCTGAGCCACCATTTGCGTGCGAATACTCAAAAGTTGTCAGTATAGATCTTCTTCCGGAAGAACCCGTTTACGATCTTGAAGTAGCAGACTCCCATACATTCATTGCTTCTGGGATAGTTGTTCACAACTCAAACATCACAGAACAGCACAAGATGCTGTATACCGATGTGATGGGTCCTTGGGCATCGATGATCGAGCAGGAGATCGACCTGCAGGTGAAACCGGACCTGGACACGAGCGGGGATGTGTATGTCGAGTTCAATATTTCCGAGAAGTTGCAGGGGGACTTTGAGACACAGAGCAAGAGCCTGCAAAGTGCGATCGGAAGGCCATGGATGACAGCCAACGAGGGGCGCGGGATCATGAACCTGCCGAGGATCGATGGTGGAGACGAGTTGATCACGCCATTGAACGTGTCGATCGGTGGTCAGGCAAGCCCGAACGATGTGGACCCGACCAAACAGGCCGGCGATAAGGAGACCAAAGCAAAGATCGACCATTTTGACATGAACAACCCACAGATGCGGGCTGAATACGAGGAAAAATGGCGCAGGCTGCTGGTGCGGATCTTCAAACGCCAGGAAGCAGCAATACTGCCAGCAGTCAAGAAGTCGATGGACAAGAAAGACATGCTGGACATCAACCTGCTTTGGGATACCGAGCGCTGGAATACAGAAGTCGGGAAGGACTTTTACCAGCTCAGCTGGGACACGGGGATGGCATGGGCGCGGTGGATGGCTGATGCGCTGGCGATCGGTTTGAACGAGCTGGTGATGAAAAGCTACATCGAAGAGAGCGCACGGATCGCTGCAGAGCAGATGAATTTGAGCACGCGGATCCAGATCGAGAGCGCGATCCTGGATGCAGAGCCGAGATCTGCGCTGGAGAATGTCTTTTTCCTGGCGCTGAGCTCGCGGGTGTTCTACATGGCAACCAGCCGGACAACGGCAATGTCGAACTATGGGGCGTTCTCGGCAGCCTACCAGGGGAAGGTCAATACCAAGACCTGGAAAGTGAATAGTGATAACCCGAGGCATTCGCACTCGGTGATCAACGGGGAGACGGTGCCGATCCGCAGCGTGTTCAGCAATAATTTACGGTGGCCAGGAGACTATCGCGGTGGTGCAGAAGAAAATGCAAATTGTCAATGTTCAGTTATTTATAACCGTAACCGATAGGAGGTTTTTATGGAAACAAAAAAATTTATTACACCGATCGAATTGAAAGAGGCAGGGGAAGCTGGGGAAACTGGGGAGTTCACAGCGATCTTCAGTACATTCAACGTGATCGACCTGCAGGGAGACGTGACACTGCCTGGCGCTTTCAAAGATGGCCAGGCTGTCCGCGTGTCATATTGGGGCCACCGCTGGGAGGATCTCCCGGTTGGCAGGGGTGTGATCCATGCGGATGATGAAAAAGCCTGGATCTGCGGAAATTTCTTTTTAAACACGGACGCCGGCCTGGAGACGTACAAGACGGTCAAAAATCTTAACGATCTGCAACAGTTCAGCTATGGATTTGATATAGACCAATCAGATGATGGGGTGTTCGAGGGTGTGCCGGTGCGGTTTTTGAAAGCTTTGACGGTACACGAAGTTTCTCCTGTGTTTTTAGGTGCAGGAATTGGCACAGGTCTTTTAACTATCAAGAGTGCTGGATCAGCTGATGGAACCGACGAGAAGAGCGGTGTGACGCAGGATCCAGATGGCACTCATGAAGAACCGGGAGATGGAACCGACGGAAAGAGCGGTTTGACACCGGAAGTTGTATTAACCGAAATTGAAATATTAAATAGCTTAGGAGGCTAAAAATGAGTATCAAGGAAAAATATACTGCATTGATGCAGGAAGCCAAAACCATTGCTGACCAGGCAGTGGCAGAAGACCGCGGATTCACTGAAGACGAGAAGACGCGCGTGAACGGGCTGATCGAAGACGCGAAAAAGCTGAAGGACTCGATGCAGATCGCCGAGCAGATCTCCGAAATGGAGAAAGGGCTGGAAGCGATCAAAGAGAAAAAGCACAAGTTCGGCGGCTCGATCGCTGACCAGATGATGAGCGATGAGCAGTTCAAGCTGTGGTACAAGACCGTCGCGCCAAATGGCGTGATCTCTGAATCACGGAAGGGCCTGATCTCGCCAGCTGTTGAGATCAAGAACATGGGGATGTTCAAAAAGGACCTGATCACCGGCGTTGATGCAAACAGCGCTGGCGCTTTCATCACAGCCGAGAATACCGGGATCTACGAAGCCATCGGGCGTTACCCGACCGTTTTGCGCAACCTGATCTCGATCCGCGAGACCAACAGCGACGCAGTTGAGTTCGTACGTCAAACCGCCCAGGTCACCCAGGCAGCCCCAACAGCTGAAGCCAACGTAACTGATTACACCGCTTACACCGGTGAGATCAGCGGAGAGAAGCCAGAAGGCGCAGTGACCTACGAACGGGTGAATGAACCTGTGAAGACCATTGCAGTATGGATCCCTGCAACCAAGCGGGCTCTGTCGGATGCGGCACAGATCCGCGGAATGATCGACCAGGAATTGAGGGAAGACCTGGCTGATGAGCTCGAGAACCAG